GGAAGGTTGGATATGGCTGGCCGGTACTATTGTACACTATGACTCATTCCTGCAGATGATTGTTGATGGTTTAAGGGAAGCTAATCGTGAAGGCCGTAAATATCCTTGGGATGTTACATTCCATAAAGCCATAGAAGATGAAAAGCCGTTATGGCCTGAACAGTTCCCGTTAAAAAAGCTCGCTGCTAAGAAAGGTGAGTTTATTGAAGCTGGCATGGTCAATAAGTTTGCTCAGGAGTATATGAACGATGCCCGTGATATATCCGATGCATCTTTTAAGATTGACAGGATACAGAAGCATAACTATACTTTTATGTCTAAAGATAAATTTGCTTACCTTGAAGACAATGAGGGGAACTTTATTCCGATTAATGTGTATATAGGAGTTGATGTTGCTGCTACTGCTACAAAGAAATCAGACTTTCAGGTTATTCTGGTAATTGGTATTGATAAGGCTAAGAATAGGTATGTACTGGAATATTTCCATGAAAGGATACCTACATTCGATGTACCGGAGAAAATCATTAATATTGCTAAGAAGTATGCTCCAGTGAAGCGGGTTACGATAGAAACAGTAGCGGCTCAGGAAATGGTTCGTGATATGGTCACTCGTATAGCCACAAAGGATAGAAGGCTTATACCGGGCATATTCAAGGGTGTAAGACCACCAGCAGGGATTAAGAAAGAGGACAGGTTGGAAACATCACTTGGCCCTATCGTTAATTCAAAGAAATTATATATTCGTAACAGTATGACAGAGATTGTGGATGAATTCTTTGAACATCCCTTTGCCAAACATGATGACCTTATGGATGGGCTGTATTATGCTGATTACTATGCTAAACCACCATTAAGCGGTAAAGTGGATAAGAAAGAGATAGATAACCGTAGCAGTAATACTCAAACCAGCAAGAAATACAACTGGTTCACAGGTGCTAGAGTTAGCTAAAAAAAGTTTGCTTTTGCTATTGACAAGTATTATAATTGTTGATTAACTTATAAAGTATCAATGCAAATACAAGAAGACCCCAGAGCTAAGACTACCCGAGAGCTATATAGACGATATCGTGACGCCCGTTCTGAATGGGATACTGAGGCTAGGAAAGATATCGACTTCTTTTACGGTAATCATTTTAGCGATAATGAAGTAGATGAGTTAGAAAGCAGGAATCAGGCTGCTGTCCCAATGGACAGGGTTGGCCCGGCTGTTGAGAAACTAAAGGCTATGTTAACATCCTCATCTCCAGCCTTTACAGTTATACCTAGAGAAGACTCTGATGTAAAGATTGCTAAGATGTGGAGGGTTATCTTGAGTTATGTATGGGAGATATCTGATGGTAATGCCCAGTTAAAAGAGGCTATCCATGACCATAGTACTTCAGGATTGGGTTATTTGTATGCTTATGTGGATGCTGATTCTGATTTTGGAAAGGGGGAAATAAAGTTTACCAGTGTTAATCCATTCCGTGTTTATGTACCATCATCCAGCCGTGACAGGTATTTTAAGGATGCTGATAATCTGATACTATCTACAATTCTTACCGGCGAACAGATTTTAAATATATACCCTGAACTAGGGCCACAGGAGAATCCTGAAACTGGAGAAATGGATGAAGGTCTTTTAACCAGTATTTCATCTTATAGTGACGATGAAGACTATCCATCTACACAGAATAGCAACCAGCAAAAGACTTGGACTCCGGCAGAATCAAAGGATTTAGAGAATGCTTATCAGGAAAAGTATCAGGTATTAGAAAGATTTTATAAAACAAAGATTCCTTTTTATCAGATTATGGATGTCAATAAACAGGAAGAAATGATATTAAATGAAGAAGAATTTCAGAAATTTCTTGAGGAGAATCCGGGTGTGTTCGAACGTGGTCTTGTTCAATTTCAGGAAATTTTACAGACCCGTATTGCGGTAGCGGCTTCTGTTGGCGAAATCGTACTATATGAATCGGTTCTCAACACTGATATATATCCTATTGTACCATTACCAAATATTTATAGTGGTACTCCCTATCCGAGGTCTGACATATCTAGGGCGAGACCTATGCAAAGACTATTGAATAAACTCTGGTCATTAGCTTTGTCTCATGCTCAGGCTTCTGCGGGTCTGAAATTAATTGTTCCAATAGGTAGTGTAGATGATATTAGTCAACTTGAACAGGATTGGTCAAATCCAAATGCTGTTATAGAAGTTGATAGTTCTCAGGGTGAACCACATTTCCCAGCTCCTACACCACTTGCTGGTGAATTTTATAAATTGATACAGTCATGTGAGTTCTATATAGATTTTACATTTGGTTTACCAGAACTAATGCATGGATTTGCTGAGAAAGCTCCTGATACTGTACGTGGTACAGAAAGAATGCTGGCTCAGGGAGCTGAAAGACCTAAATCTAAATTACGTGATATTGAGTTGGGTATTAGAAAACTCGGTCAAGTCATTTATGGATTGTCAAAAGGTCATTATACATTTAAAAAGATTTTTAGATTAGTTCAGGCAAATAATAATGTTAATGAAGTAATGGCTAATTACTATGATGATTATAGTGAAACTGTAATGGATATTCAAAAGGATAGGCATAATATTGGTCAACATGACGTTAGTATAGAACCGGGTTCTACTCTACCAACAAGCAAATGGACTGAGTATCAAGTATACGCAGAAGCATTCCAAATGGGATTAATAGATAGAACAGAAGTGATAAAGAAGAATCCAGAAATTTTTGATAAAGAAGGTCTTATCCAGAGAATGGGTGAGATTCAACAGTTGCAGGGACAAGTCCAGCAACTTTCAGAACAAAACAAAGAATTGCAAGGTGACTTGCAAACAGCGCAGAGAGAGTCTGTATCTGACAGGAAACGGGTTGAAGTTGAGAAATTTAAATCCAAACTTTCCGAGGTGCAGTCTGATGCGAAAGCCGATAGGCGAGTACAATCAAACAAACTTACCAACGCGGTACAGCTTGAAATGGAAAAATTGAAACCCCAAATTGAAGAATTTGGAGAAGGTATCGGTTCTATTCCTTAAATTTTAAGGATATCGCAAGGAGACAGTTATGAATGAAGTCAATATAGAAGGTCAAGTATTAGAAGATACTGGTTTAAATGAAGAACTTGGATATGAAGATGTCCCTGTTGCTGACCATGTAGTTAGTGAAAGTGAAACACATCAGGTAGATTGGGAAAATGAAACTCGGAAATTTCAGTCAATGTATGACAAACAGAAATCTGAGAATCATAAGATGAGACAGGATATGCAACATATAGCTAACAACATCAAACAGACACAATCAGATGTCAATAAGAAACCTTCATTGCCTGAGGATGAATTTAATCCTTGGGATGCGTATTATAAGCCTGAATCAGAAAGCTACAAGTTTCGTCAACAGAAGGAACATGAAGTTGTGAATCGGGCAATAGGTCAACAAAATGCTCAAATGCAAGAGCAAATGTTGATTAATAATACAATGAATGATTTAAGGGGAGTTCATAAGATGACAGAATCAGAGGTTAGTGAATTTATGGATTGGTCAACTGACCCGGGTAGTAGTATGACTCTGGATACGTTAGTTGATGTTTTCAAGTCACGTAATCAACAATCTGGTGTTCTACCATCAAGTGAACCAACTCCTGATTCATTCCAAGCGGTTAAAGCCGCACGAGAGGCTCCTCGTACAGCAGGTGTTCTACAAGGCCAACAGGCCAATCAACCAAAGTCCGAACAGGACGCGATGTGGGATGCTGTTGTTAGTGCGGGAAGCAGAAGTAATGTTTTGTAATAAACAAAAATAATAAGGAGTACTAAATATGGCAACATATAGTGCTGGCAGTTTATCGGCAAACGGAACTAGAACTCCCGGTGTCTCTGCAACTGATTTTCACTCAAGACGATTATTCGACTTTAGTGATAGGATAGCAGAGTTAGCCCCGGAAGAATCTCCGTTTTTCGTATATCTGTCCAAAGTAGGAAAAGTACCCACTTCAGACTCTCAGTTTCGATTTTTAGAAGATAGAACCAAGATATCAATTACTGATAGAGCATTTCTTGCTCAGGCTGCATTTACGGCAGCCGCGGTAGGAAGTACTGCTACAGCAACATTTGATACTTCTGGTGGAGCTTCTGTGGACTGGCTAGTACCGGGAATGGTAGTAGCTTGTGGTACTGTAGATACGTCTACAGCTCAACCAGAGTGGTGTATGGTTCGCGTTGAATCC